CTTGCATTTCTGCCCAGCGTTCTTGCAAATCGGCATCATCTGTCTCAACAGAGTTTTGACGATTCTTAGGATCTTGCATTCGGGCATCACGAATTACAAAATTGTCATCAAGATCACGGATGTCAGCATACCGCTGAGAAAACTCTTGGAAGCTGAAGCTTCTATGACGTAATAACTGCCTTGCGATATCTCGGGTTGTTGTGATCTCGATGCAGGCGCTGGCCATTTCGAATGGGGACCAGTGCTTGTGCTTGATGAGATAGTCAAGTAACTTTGGCGTTGTTTGGGTGTTAGCTTGGTTTGCTGGATTGGAGACACGTGCTGCATAAGCGATGAGGTCTTGGATATTATCAAGCCCCGTTGTTGCAAGTTCGCCAGTGTGGATTCGAAAACTGGGTTGACTATGGGAAATGAGCTTTGCATTATTCATTAACCTTGACCTCGTGATGGTTTGTAGCTGCGCTTCTTTGCTTTATTCATAGAAGAGGTTTTTAAGTTCTTTTTACCGATTGTAGTCTTCTTTGTTGTAGTAAAACCTTTAGTCATTTTATATTCCTTCATTTCACTTCGTTATTCGTATGATATAATTATCAATTCATTATTCCATCTTAAAGTCCTTAAACCGTTCACCTGTCTTGGACTTATCAAATGTGGGGCTGTCATCTATAAGACCCCCTTCTGCATCATCAGCGTCCATTAACTTCATTCTAGACTTATCTATACCTATAACAAACCTCTTATTATTACCCGGGTCATTATAACGGTTCTTTAATTGTTTTACCATAATCTGTCCAAGTTGTTCTAACTCTTCACTTGATATCAAAGCAAACATAAGATCCGCCGTGGCAGGTAGTCCGAATGACTCTGATGTATCCTCTAACCCCACATCTGAATTTGAATACCCACTACGAGTAGTCTGAGTTGCAGTCATAATAGGAACATTAAACTCTACAGCAAGTCCCCGCAATTCTTCTGCAATCGCTTTAATGTATGTATAGCTGTTAATAGATCCGCCCATACCTTTCATTCTACTGGAAGCACATATGTTTAAATAATCAATAAAGATCATCTCAGGCATAAAGTTCTTCTTTAGCTTTAATTCGTTCAGAAGGGCTCTGAAATGCCCTGTATGGGCACTCCCAGTGGGGTATTCTTTAATGATGAGCTTACCATTGGTTTTTGAAGCTATCTTATGCACTTTGGAGGTCAGCATCTCTTTTGTCAGCATCTCTAGTTGATCAATAGGGACATCAAGTAAGTTTGCATCAATACGTTCCGCAATGCGCTCCTCTGCCATTTCCATAGTGATATACAGAACATTACGACCTTGGGTCAAAGCCGATGCAGCAACGTGACACATAAAGAGAGACTTGCCAACACCAGTGCCTGCAAGGGCAACATTAAGAGTTTTATTTGGAAGACCACCTTTAGTGATACGATTGAAATAATCTAGATCAAATGAAATACGCTCCTCTTGTTCATGATAGAAGTCATAACGGTTTGCAGCATCCTGTAGGTAATCGTGACCGATATTAGTATCGAATGAAACACCAAGTGCCTTCGACAACAAATCAGGCAGAGCGTTCTTTGTAAGTTCTTTATGCTTACCATCTATGATAGAAATGGATTCCATAATAGCGTTATGGATGGCACGATCTTGACACCACTTTTCTGTAGTATCGGTCAACCATTGTTCATCAGCCTTTTCAGGTGTAAATATATTAGGCAGTATTTCCATAGCCGCATGATATTGATCGCTGCCCAATCTTTCGTTCTGATCTAGTTCAATCTTAAAGGCATCGTGTGTCGGTAGCTTGTTATACTTTCCTACAAACTGTGCGATCTCTTTAAATAGAATATTGTAAACACCTTGAAAATATTCAGGCTTTATAAATGGAAGAACCTTACGCATGTAAGGCTCCTCTGTTAGTAAGTTCTTCAATATAGTTTGTTCAATATTACTCATGGCCTACCAATCATCTAAGTGTTTTCCATCGACTCTAATAGTATAGCTAAAATGTGGAACAGGGTCAACCCCATGGTAATCCAATATATTAAATGTGTAAAAGATATAATCTTTAGGTTTATATATTTTCTTTTTAGCAATAGGGTCCCAAACATAAACTGGTCTATAGTGTCCCGGGTTGAAATTAATATGAAGTTTATAATCTCCCTCTGGCTCATCAATGTGGCATGGAACAGAAGACCCCGCCCAAGATCCATATATCATGACTCTACCTATTTGAGAGAAAGGCATTTTATTTTCAATTATATGTTTCGTATATGGGGTCTTATCTGCAACACTGGACCAAGGACCAACATCAAGGTCTCTTGTGGAAAATCTATTTGGCTTTAGAGGTATCGCAAAAGTCCAAGGAATATCGATCTTTCTTTTGAATATACGATATTTCCTAGACTGTTGTGAGTTCAAACCATCCTGTTTGGGTAAGGATGGGTCCTCAAATGGGGGCCTTTCTTTTTCCTCTTCAATATCAGGTGGCTTTTCTCCATATACATTAGGAATGAAGTCCAGATTGCTTGTAGCCAATGCACGACAAACTTCTTCGTCGATCCGGCCCATGTCAACATCAATATCAAAGTTATGAAATGCCTGACCATTAATACCTACAATTGGTTTGTCACCACGGTATTTCCAGCTTCCCCAAACGTCTTTAGAGTGTTCCATCTTCCCTCATTTTCTTTCGAATTTTGGTTGCAGAAATATCATGGATATCTTTACCTAAGTCATGCTGAGTGAATGTATAGCCAACACCACGACCATAACTGATATCCACAATATTGGGAACTCGCATAATAATATATTCTACATTATTAGTAAATCCCGCCTTAGACAGCCCTTCAATGATATTATCCATAGCAGTCGGTAGGTCAAAAGGATTATCAGTTTGAGCGGCTGTACGGCCACCCCCAGCGTCATCCCCGATAATCCCACCAACATCTCGAATCATAATACACACTTGTCCTGTCTCGGCTAATGCTTTCTTAAACAACTCAGTGTGCCCGTCATGCCATGGTTGCCATCGGCCTAGCATTTGAGTGGTGGGCTTCTTATAATCAAACATTTTGATTTTTCTCCATATAACTCTTTAGAACTTCTACAAGTTGTTCGTGCGTGTCCGTAAACCACTTAGAGACATGATAATCACAACTTGGGGGGGCTTCAAAGATCTTATTAGTATCTTCAAACCTCCCCTCACGAATAGTATCCATCCACACTGTAAAGTCAGGATCAAAAGATTTTCGAGCATCTTCAGTTGGACAGACAAAATCGGCTACTGCGACTTTGCCTGCCATCACAACCCCGTCAGAAAGATGCCGCATTCGGTTTGCCTGCCGCATCCTTCCTTCTAAAGAGAAGTCCCAATCATCGTAACGCCTGCGGGTTTCATCTGCGTTGATATGAATACCACCAATCAGATCGGCAAATGGTTTTGCCAGTGTGCTTTTACCGCTACCCGGTAGCCCCATTATCAGTACCTTCATCTTTATCCAAACTCCTTTCTAAAATATCGTATAGAATTGCTCCGGTTGTGTTATGCCACTCAAGATCTTCATCAGCGACCCAATCATCTCCTTGTTGATGCTCTCTTACAGTAGCACTATAATTTAAAGATTCTTCCCCAACCGTGATTGTACCAAAATTGAAAACGGTTTCGATATAATCTCCTGTAAGGATTCGAATGTTCCAATAGTCGTTTTCGGTTGGGGTTAATTCATAGTCTTCATTCTCCCGCATCGATAATCTCATCCATATCTACCACAGATCTATAACCAATTTTATATTGCCTCATCAAGAAATCTTTAAAATCTGTTTCAGCAAAGACTGGATCCCAGAATGATTTATCATTAGTGACATCATGCCGTACTTTAGGTCCAACCTCTCCAGTTTCTTGATCAACCACAGCATACCAGCCATTGGAAGGCTTAGTGACATAACCACCAGCAAGAGCACAATCGAGCAAGCCAGAATACTTACGGACACCACCATCCCAAGATACTGTAATGGGAATCTTAGACTTTTCTTTAACATAACGAGATTTCTCCACATTGATTACAAAATGATAACCTTGAATCTCTGTGCCTTTCTTGTCCTGCTGACGGCCCAAGATCCAAATGTTGTCTGCCGAATAGGTGATACCAGTACCACCACCGACAATATCTTTAGGAAACAACCCAATTTCTTTATATGTATGATTGATAGCAATCAAGGGAATGTTCTTCATAGTAAGATATGGCGTGACCATACGGAACAAACCTTTGAGTGCCTTGGCTCTTGACATATCGGCAACAGACTTTTCATCCTTGGCGTCTTCGAGTTCTTTCTTAGAAGCCAAGTTACCAATTGAGTCAATAACAATCACAACTTCATCTGCACGATCCAATGTGTCCAACTGGGCAATCAGATCAAATTTAAGTTCCTCGACATTAGTGATAGGCGTATGTAGCACACGATCAGGATCAACGTCAAACTGCTCAAAGTATGATTTAGGTGAGCCAAATTCTGAGTCATAAAATAATACAACTGCATTTGGACGTGCCTTTAGATACG